GCGGCTCTGTGCTTGGCATGAAGGCTTATGACAAGATGAATCAGCCAAAGCCTGAAAACCCATACGAATTATTCCCAGGTAGCGGTTACAGCTTGAATGGCGGTCGCTCAGGAATTGGTCTTGACCCTAACGCAAACGCTGGCCTTGGGCTTCGCCTGAGCGGAACGCGCACCATCGGAAACTGATATGGCCACACGACAAAACCCCTTCTACCAATATCGCAACCCAGCAATCGGCCAGGCGATGAACGGATTGGCTGCGGCCATGTTCCCAGACGTTGACCAACGAAACCAGTCGGCAGCGATTGAGAACATGGCCCAGGCCGATATGGCCAATGCCAACGCCGGTAAGTACCGTGAGCAAACCCGCGGCTACCGTGACGTGAACGACGCCATGGTGACGAACCCTGGGGCCATTGCTGAGCTGTTCATGGGTGGTGGCGTGTTGAAGGACGACCCTCTGCGCAAGAACCCCAACTACAAAGAGCGTGCGCCCATCGACTTTTCCAACATCCTGACTCAACAACTGCCACCAGCCCAAGAGTCGATGTTCATGCCTGGCATGTCTGCGCAAGAGAAGATGGCGGCGGCAATCCAAGAGGCAACGATTCGCAAGATTGACCTGGACCGCATGATGAAGGCTGCCGGCATGAGCGAGTTTCAACGTCGCGCAGCCAGTGACAACCCTGACAGCGCTTTGGCATTCGCGCCATTCGCCGGCATCACATCGCCCAATGCGCAAACCTCGCTTAGCTCTGGCCGTCAAGATGCAATCTCAGCACGCGACAACGATGAGGCAAAGTCGCTTGAGGGTGTGCGTCAAGCTGGAGCGAACTCGCGCAACAAGTACAGCGTCGACAACAAGCCGGTCGTCGCCGGCAACAACCAGGACGTCGTTGTGACAGAGGCTCAAGGCAAAGCCATGGGCATCAAACCAAACGAGAACGGTCAATACGTCATGCGTGGCCGAACAACTATTGGCACTGGCCAAGACCAACTCCCAGGCTCAGCCGGTGGCGAAGTAGTTAAAGGTCGCGAAAAGCCAGCGTCCGGCAAGGGTGGTGCTGACAAAGTGACGGCAGTGCCAGTGGCTGCAAGTAAGCGTATGGAGGCCATCATCGGCAAAACTTTGACAGACCAGGGTTTGACATACACGCCTGAAATCATGGCCGGCTTGCTGTCAGAGGCTGGCACGACCTGGCAATCAAACAAGAACCCTGACGCCGCTGCCGATTCAGTTTTGCAGCGCATCCGCGGTGGCGAGAACGTCAATGGCGTTAGCTTGAATGTTGAGCAGCGCATGCTGCGCTCGGACAAGAAAACCCTGACACGCGGTGGCTCACTCAAGAAAGACGAGCAAGCCATCGCCGGCGCAAAAGCCGCCATCGGCAAAGGCGCTGACCGCAACGCTGTGATTAAGCGACTCAAAGACAACGGCATTGACCCAGCAGGGCTTTAAGCATGACAGTAAATTTTGACGACTTGATTCCCTCCACGCCATCGGCCAAGGCGGGAGTCAGCTTCGACGATTTGATTCCAGCAGCTCCACCCCAGGCCGCCGCGTTGGCCACTCCTGCGGCTGCGGAAAAATCGGGACCGGACGGTGGGGTGGCGTCCGGTACTGTTCTCGATGGCGGTGCAGCCTTCGGGATTTACCCAAATGCGGGTCGTCGTGCAGCACCAGTCGTGCCGGCAGTGAGCACACAGCCACTTGCCCAAACTGAAATGCGCGCATACGAGCCAACAGTCGTTGACCGTATCAGTGAGGCCCTTGGGCTGGGTGGCAACAAGTTCCGCTCTGCCAACGAGTTGGCCGCGCGCCGTATCGCCGCTGAGCGTGGCACAACACCAGACCAGGTTTACCGTGACGCCGGCGGCAATCGCCCCATGTTCAACCCCGAAGGTCGACCACTGCCACAAGCTCTGCCAGAAGCAGCAGCCGTGGTGGCCAACGACCTGCCGCGCATTCCAGGTGCAGCGGCAAACACGGCCTTGCGCGCCATCCGTGGCGGTGACATTGGCTTAACCGACCAGACAATGCTGGACCGCGTCATTACGGCGACTGAGGCTCCAAAGCAAAAAGTCGACCCCAACTACCAAGGTCTTTCTGGCTTTGGCGAGTCACTGGGTTACAGCCTTACCACCATGGTGTCTTCTGCCGTTGCCGGCGCTGCCGCCATGACCGCAACCGGCGGCAACCCGATTGCCGGCGTGGGCGCTGGCATGGGTGCTTCTGGTGCTGTGAGCTATCGCGCCAGCAAAGACGAGTTCTTGAGCCGCGTGAAGGACAACCTCAACACCCAGGCCAAGAAGTTGTATGGCCGCGAGCTTGATGCTGCCGAATGGGAGCAAGCCCGCAAAGATTTCGACGACGCTGCGACAAAGTACGGCGCATGGGAGGCCGTGCCAGAAGCTGTGAGCAACGTCCTGTTCCTAAAAGCCTTCTCAGCCCCAGCGAAGGCTGCCAAAGCTGCGCGCCTGACTGAGCTGACTCAGAAGGCCGGCGCATTGGCCGCTGAGCAAGGCACTGAAACCATGACAGCCTTGGGTCAAAACAAGGCCGAGCTTGAGGCCGGCTTGACCAAGGAAGAGCTGGACATGGCCGGCGCGTTCCGCAAGCAGTTCCTGCAAACCTTGCTGGTTTCTGGTGGCATGGCCGGTGGCGCAAAAGGTATCGACGCGGCCAAGCAGTTCTACCAAGACAAAGTTGAGCCAGTCGTTGCACCAGGCTCAGCGTTGGCCAAGGCCATCCAAGCCGACCTGGACAGCGTTGCCGTCAACCCCGAAGCAACACGCCAGGCTGCCGTCAATGCGCTCAATCCTGACCGCGCACAGGTTCGTCAAGTCACATTTGACGACCTGATTCCAGCATCGCCAGCGACCACCACCAACGTGCAGTCGCCTGAGCCACTGCCTGAGCCAGAAGCTCCAAAAGGACCAGGCGCTGTCGCCATCTACATGGGCATGACAGACGCCATGAATGGCAACCTGAAAGACGGCGAGGTCAAAGACATGCTGGCCGCCAATGGCATGTTGGACGACAGCGGCAAGCTCAATCAGAAGGGCTACGCACTGGCCAACCAGTTCAACCCGCAAGGCGTTGGCGCTCAGCCATTGACAACCGAGCAGGCCGACGAGCTGGTGCGCACAAACTTCAAAGCGCCAGCACCGGCCCCAACACCTGAGCCAGCACCTAAGCCTGACACCCAACGCGTGTCGACAGTCACTGGCCGCCAGATTGAAACCCGCGCTCGCGTGGTAGACGCGTCCGAATTGCAAGCCGCCAGTGGCGAGCTGCAACCACGTGACCGCTCACGCGCAGCCAGCGACGAGCAAATCAACACCATCGCCAGCCAGCTCGACCCACAACGCTTGGGCATGTCGGCAGAAGCAGACCGTGGTGCACCAATCATTGGCCCCGACATGATTGTCGAATCCGGCAACGGACGCGTCATGTCAATCCGTCGTGCGTTTGAGCTGTACCCTGAGCGCGCGCAAGCCTACCGCGACTACCTGCAATCACTGGGCTACGACACCACTGGCATTCAAACGCCTGTCCTGGTGCGTGAGCGCGTGACCGAGTTGTCGCCACAAGACCGCGTGGCCTTCGTGCAAGAGTCGAACCAGTCGGCCACTATGGACCTGACACCCGTTGAGCGTGCTCAGATTGACGTATCAGCGCTCAAAGACAACGTGGTGGACGTGTGGGTAGGTGGCGACGTTACAGACGCTGCAAACCGCGATTTCGTCCGTGCATTCATTGGCCAACTCCCCCAGGCTCAGCGCAACGGCATGATGGACGACAACGGCGCACTGTCACCCGACGGCGCAACCCGCATTCGTCGTGCACTGTTGGCCGCCGCGTATGGCGACCGTGAGTTGTTGACTAAGCTGATTGAAAGCACCGACGACAACATCAAATCCATTGGCAATGCGCTGTTCGACAGCTCAGGCCAGTGGCTGCAAATGCGTCGACTGGTGCGTGAAGGCATCATCGACGCCGGCTACGACGTCACCGCAGAGCTGGTCCAAGCGGCTCGCACGATTGACCAACTCCGTCAAAGCAAGAGCCGAGTCCAGGAATGGTTGGCTCAGAACGACATGATGACCGAGCGCAATCCAGTTGTGGATGCCTTCGTCACCGCCTTCTACAATGCAAACCTTACCCGCGCCGTCGGCAGAGATGCAATCAACGATGTGCTTCGTGCATACGTGAACATGGCCAAGAGCCAGGACACGGCAGGTTTGTTTGGTGACGCGCCGCCAGCACCTGACGAGATGGTGCGCGGAGCAGTGGAGCAACGCAATGAACGAAACCGAGAACCAGACAATGGACGACTCTTCGACGCCGCAGACACTCGCGGCAACACCCAGTCCCAAGGCGATGATGGCGCTGGGACGAGCGTTCAACCAGGTGGGCGACAAGCGAAACCTGCCTCAGTTCAAGCAGGCGGGACGCGGCCTAATCGTGGCGGCCAACAAGAGCCAGTTCTCGATGCCAAAGGTGGGCGACCAGCGCCGGCAGCGGACGGCCAAGGAAGCGCCAATCAAACCAAACAAGGTGATGTAAATGAGCGAGCCGGTCGACCTGACGGGAATGACCAAGGCGCAGGCACGCAGAGCCGTGAACGCCGCCGCGAGGACGATGGCAAAGACAACAACCAGCGCGTCAAAGGCTCCAGCTCCCAAACCGTATTCAACAAAGTCTCGTTCACGGACCGCCAAAGCATCTACCGTGACGCCTTCGTCGAACTAGGGTACGACCCTGCCGAGGCAGAGTTGCTGCCTCCAATCCGTCAATTCGCAATCCTGTCGCAAGGGTTGAAGCAAACCTACGGCCTGGCTTTCGTTCAGAAGTCGGACCCAGCCAACATCCGTGATTCCATCGACCAGTTGCTTGACGCCTATCGCGGCTTGCAGTTGATGACTCACGTGCTCGACTTGCCCACATCGGCCATCGGCCTGCGCGGCACTTTGGGTTTGGCCATGACCAGCCAGGGCAAGTTCCTGGGTGCGTATTTCCCTGGCGGCTCCGACGGCAAACACCTGGAGGGTATCAAGTCCAACACGCCAACCATTGGCCTGCCAGGTCGCTCCAACTCGTTTGCGCACGAATGGGGCCATGCCCTTGATTACTTCGTGCTGACTCAATACGAAGGCGTTGTGGATAACCTGTCGGGCTTCGTGCGTGATGGCGAAGCACTCAGCGACAAGTTCCCTGAGACAGTGCGTGACTCGTTCCGCTTGTTGATGAACTCGCTCTTCTTTGACCAGGCTGAGCAATCAGCCAAAATCATGGACCTGGAGCGCAAGATTGAAGCCGCCCAACAAAAGGGTGACGACACCACCAAGCTGCAAGCCAGCCTGGACCAGATTAGTGCCGCCGCCGGCAAGAGCCGCAACGACCGTAGCCAGTTCTACAAGTCAGCCGGCGACTTTGCTAAGTCCACCGGCAGCGACCCAAGCTACTGGCGCAAGCCAACCGAGATGCTGGCCCGCTCGTTTGAAGCCTACATCGCCCACAAGGTAGAGGCAGCCGGTGGCTCAACAGAGTTCATTGGCAAGAGCGACGCCGCATACATGAACGACGCGGACGAGCGCCTGGCCAAGACGTTTCCCAAAGACGCCGACCGATTCAACATTTTCCGCGCCTACGACATGCTGTTTGACGCGCTGCGCACTGAGGCTTTGTTGAACCCCAACAATGAGTCAGCGCCTGACATGCCAAAAAACGTGCGTCTTTCTGACCCTGCTGTCTACTTTGACGACCAACGTCAGTCGGCGCAAACGACAGGCTACCAGGCGGTGTGGAGCGAAGAGAAGCGTGCGTGGGCTGTGCGCTCACGTGAAATCGAGAAGCAAGAGCAACGACCAAACGACACTCGCCCGTTGAGTAAGCGCATGGGCGATGCAGTGCGTGCGCTCATCGTCACCAATCGCGGTGTCTTGCTGAGCATGGAGCGCCACTACCGCAAGACCGGCAACACCGCTGGCGCAGAAGCCATCCGCATGCTCACTGAGCGCGTGGCAACCGACCCTGGCAGCGGTCGCAAGACAGCGGAAGGCGGTACATACGCTGAGGCAGTTGAGCGCGAGACACGCCGTTTCCTGACTCGCTTGACCAACATCGCCGGCAACAACAACGCCGACTTGATGACGGACGCCGAGTTGGCAGAGTTGACCTACCTACTGACGCAGGACGAAAACGACTCGACGCAGACTGCATCCGACAAAACCATGAAGTTGGCCGCTCCACTGCGCGATCTGTTGACAGACCTGTACTACTACAACCGCAACGCCGGCCTGGACATTGGCTTCGTCAAGGACCAGGGCTACTTGCCTCGCCTCTTGGACGAGCCAGTCGTTACGGCCAACGCACCTGAGTTCATCAAGGACGCGACCGAGGTTTACAAGATTGTCTTTGAGCGCGACACCGAGCGCCCCATGGACTCTGACGACATTTCGTTGGCCATCACTGCGCTCGACAAGCGCGCTCGTGAAGCCATGCTCAGCAAAGAAGACCCAGCGCTGGAAAAGTACAACGAGGCCAAGAAGAAGTTGCGTGAGTTGCTGCGCAAACTCGACGCTGCGAGCAAGGCTGAGGAAGATGCAGAAGACAAGATGGCCGCCGCTCAGGACGAGCTTGACTCGTTTCTGGACGACAACGGTGATGTGTTTGAGGAAGCCTACGACTACATCCGTGATGCCTGGTCTGCCAGCGCTGCTGCTGAGTACCAGACACGAATCAGCTACGGCTCGCCCACTGATTTCAGCTCGCACTCGCCCGCAGGCTCATACCTGAAAGAGCGCACGCTGCCACCAGAAGCCGACAAGATTCTGGCCAAGTATTACATCCAAGACCCAGTTGAGCGAATCACAACCTACGCTCAAATGTCCGTGCGCAAGGCTGAGTACAACACTCGCTTTGGCAAGGACGCACGCAACAGCAAGGAAACCAACACCAAGCTGTACCGCATGCTGGACGCGATGGTCAACTCAGGCGTGCGCAAAGAAGACCGCGACATGGCCGAGAAGATTGTTGGCCAAATCACCGGCACGGACCGCTCGACAATGCCAAGCCAGGCTCAGCGCACGCTGGGTAACGTGCACGCCCTGGGCCAACTCACTTTGCTGGGTCGCGTGTTGCTCACGTCGCTGGCAGAACCCATCACGGTGGCCACGCAAACCGGCAAGGCCAGCGACGCCCTCAAAGCAATCGGCCTGACATTCCAAGAGATTGCCAGCACCGGCAGCGTTCGTGAGCGTCGTGCGATGGCTCGCGTGCTGGGCATTGTTTCAGGAGACTATGCCGACGAGATGATTTCCAACCGACTGGGCGGCTCGTTCGCTGAGTCATCAAACATGTCACGCGTGTCGGCAAACTATTTCCGACGCGTCGGCCTGACTGGTTTGACCAACGCTCAGCGCCGTTCGGCCATGCAGCTATCCGGCCACTACGTGCTGGAGCTGGCGCACACCCTGGACGACGCAGAAGCATCGGCCAAGGACAAAGGCTTTGCACGCGACGAGCTGCTGGACGCCGGCATTCAGCCTGGCCAAATCCAAGACTTCGTGAACTGGTCGCGTGAGTTCACATCGCGCATGCCACGCCACGATGAAGTCATGGACGTCGATGGCAGCTTGACCGATATGGGCAAGATTTACGCCGTGATGGTTGGCCGCCTGGTCAACCAGTCCATCCAGTCGCCTACCGCCGTCGACCGTCCATGGGCAGCCAACACTCCGGTCGGTCGTTTGACATACGGCTTGCTGTCTTTCTCCATGTCGTTCTTTCGAAACATCATGGTCAAGTCGGCCAAGAAGGTGCAGCGCGAGTACGACAAGCGTGGCGCAGCGCAGGCTGCCAACGTCGCAGCGTTCCAAGTCCTGGCTCCGATTGCCAGCCTCTACATGGGCCACCTGGTTGTCACCATGGCACGCGAGGCTTTGCTCAACCCTGAGAAGTGGGACGAGGAAGAAAAGAAGGAAGGTGGCGTGCCAATCAAGTGGTTGGCCCAGCTCGCATTCAGCCGCGCCGGCTTCACCGGATTGGCAGACCCGCTCTACAACGCATTGAACGGCGTGAAGTACCAACGCGACCTGTCAAACATTTTGACCGGCTCCACGGCTTCGTACTTTTTGCAGGCCATTGAGCGCATCGCAAAGTATTTCGTGGTCAACAGCGAGAACACCAACGCCGCCGAGCGCAACGCAGCCCGCGGACTGTATGAGCTTGGCGTCCAGCCGGCGCTCGCCTACACCGCTGGCTACCTGCCAGGCGGCCCTGTCACTGGCTACGCCATGGGCGCTTCGTACATGTACCTGTCGTCACCAGCATTCAAGTCGCAATGGCAAGACTGGCTGGCTGGCGAGAAGCAGGGCAAGCAGAAGAAGTCGGGCGAGCAAAACAAAGACGGCACGACGTTCTAAGGATGTGGTGATGTGGGACCGGAAATCATGCTCGCCCTCCAAGCCATGCGTGCTGCGTATAGCGGCATCCAGTATTGCTGCGAGGCGCTACGCGAAGGCTCTGTCGAGATTCAACGGGTTAAGAAAACTGTTGAAGGCGGCGTCGCAGATGCCAAAAAGATTTACGCCGAAGTCACCGGAATTTGGGGATGGCTCAAGAGTTTATTGGGTGCGCCTTCTAAACCTAATCGAAGCGCTCAGTCCGAGCCATCCACCCCCGCCGCCGCGGCAGAGCCTGTGGCGAAAAAGAAATCAAAGGCAAAGGACGAGTACATCGAGCACGTCCCAACCGAAGACGAAGTGGTGCAGCAGTTCATTGGCCACGTCGGTGACTGGTTTGACAAGTACGCCTTCTTGAAGTCGTACACGGATAAGCGATATGCAGAAGTTTTTGGAAAGGACGTCATTGACCAGAAGGAAGTGCTAGAGCTAACGCAGTTGCAAGTCGAAGTCGACGCGGCCTACCCAGCGCTCATGTCATTGATGACGTCAAACGCACCTTGGCAACTTGGTCCGATTTGGTCGCAGTTCAAAGACATGCAGGACAAGGTGAAAGCTGGCCAGGCAGCTCGCCAGCTCAAAGAGAAACGCGAAAGAGCAAGACGCGAGGCTGCGCAAGCAAAGGCCCGCGATGAGCGCATCGACAGAAACGTCGTTGTCTTTTTCACCGTGTTGCTCATCTCCTATTTCTGGTTGCTGATAGGAATTGTTGCCAATGTCTAAGCCCGAAAACCTTGGAGTGATTGTGTTCCTTGGCGTCCTTGTTGGATGCCTATGCACGGTGGTGTTTTGGATGTTGTTGAAGTTCAACGTGCAAGACGGAGAATTCAAGCGACAGCAGCGCGAGTCAAGCAAGGCGGCGCTGGTGTTGCGTGAAGAGAGAGAGAAGTTAGAGCGTTTATTGAAAACGGTGGAAAACACCGAGAAAGGTAAGGAATGACATGGTTGAAAGAAATCATCATCGCGTGGATTAGCCGTCCACAACCAACAGAAGAGCAAATCGAGATAAGCACATGGTCGTTTGTCGTGAAGTCCATCACCGTCATGGTGCTGGTCATTGCGTTTGGCGTGCTGTGGCTAATCGGTTTCGAAAAACAGGATGAGGTGCTGGCTCCAATCGACGCTGTATTCCTGGAAATCCTGAAAGCCATTGCCTTCATGGGCGTCGGCGCGATGGGTGCTATCTCTGGCCGCAAAGGCAGCGGTGGCAAACCAAAGGTGGAAGACGATGGACAGCCTGCTTAGCATTCTCAAAAGCGCAGCCCCAGCGCTGGCCACTGCGGTGGCTGGCCCTATGGGTGGCATGGCAGTCAAGGCCATCGCTGACCAGCTAGGAGTCCCAGCATCCGTGTCTGCGGTGACGCAGGCATTGGAGGCCGACCCATCGCTGGCGCTCAAGCTCAAGGAAATCGACCTTAAAGAGTTTGAGCTGCACAACGCCAACACCGACAGCGCTCGCAAGATGAACTCTGAAATTCAGAACTCATCCAGCGCGTCGTGGCTCGCAAAGAACATCGCCTACGTCATCGACTGCGTGATTGTCTGCGCGACGCTATTGCTGTCGTGGTTTGCATTCATCAAAGGCGTGCCCCCCGAAAACAAAGAGCTGGTCTACATGGCCCTTGGCTCTTTGCTCACGATGTGCGGCACGGTCCTGAATTTCCACAGAGGTTCTTCGCAAGGCAGCAAGGACAAAAACTCCGAACTTGATAAATTGAAAGGCAAGTAATGACGCAACTCACCCCACACTTCACTCTTGAAGAGCTGACTCACACCGACCACCGTGAACTGGACAACACGCCGACTGAGCGTGAGCGCTGCCAGTTGGTCAAGAATGGTCCATACGTGGAAATCAATGCGGTGGCCAATCTGCCGCGCCTGGCTGACTTCTTGGAGCAGGTTAAGGTCGTGCTAGGTGGCAAGCCAATCATCGTCAATAGTGCATTCCGCAGTAAGGGTGTCAACGACGCAGTTGGTTCAAGTGATACCAGCGACCATCGTCGTGGTTGTGCCGCTGACATTCGTGTGCCAGGCATGACACCGGACGAAGTGGTCCGCGCCATCATTGCAGCTAAGCTGCCGTACCAACAGGTGATTCGTGAGTTTGACCGTTGGACGCATGTTGCAATCCCAACGTATGAGCATGATGCGCCTAAGTATTCTCAGCTCATCATCGACAAGCAAGGCACGCGGTCATTTGCGTAAATGGTAGGACGTAGTGGTTTCGAACCACCGACCCCCTGCGTGTGAAGCAGGTGCTCTACCCCTGAGCTAACGTCCTATTTAGCGCAACCAACAGCGCAACAGACAAGTTGTATGTTGCACTCAAACCCGCATGGCTCCTAGCTTTCGGGGCCGTTGCCATCACAAAACGAAAAGTAGTGTGAAGGCGAGGTTCTAACAGCTCGTCATACAACATACACAAGGCATTAGAGGGTTTGACTCTCTTTTGTCTTGTGCTTGTTTGGTGCAATACAGCTCATTCAGCGCTGTTACGCTCTATTTAGCGCAACATACAGCGCAGAATTGTTAGTTATTTTTACACGCGAATTGTTAGTTATCGTGCAGAATCTAGCCTATGGGAAGACATGCACTCGACTTGACTGGACAATGGTTTGGAAGACTCCAGGTTGTCGCACGCGAGGGAAGTTACAGGACAACCCACGCAACTTGGAAATGCGTTTGCCGGTGTGGCGGCAAGGCCATTGTGATGGGTCAACACCTACGCTCAGGCAGAACAACATCGTGTGGCTGCGCACTGGTCCAACTCAACAAAGCCAAAGCAAAGGATGCGCCGAAGAAGGTGAAGCATCTAAGCGTGGTGGCGGTGGCCAAGAAGCCAAGACCAAAAGGTGCAATCAGGAATTTGACCCACGACGGCAAGACCCAATCGTTGCAGGCTTGGGCTGACGAGCTGAGCGCAAGCTATCAGTCCATTCAGTACAGGCTCAACAACGGGTGGAGTGTGAAACGCGCCCTCTCCACCCCGTTCAGACCCAAGAAGGGTTAGGCCGCCTTGAGCTTTGCCAACGCTCCGCGCAGGTACTGCGGAGACATGTGCAGGTAGTTCTTCTCAACGGTGGCAATCGAGTCACCAAGCATCGCGGCAAT